GGAAGCCGCGTTCATATCAAATGAACATGTGGAAGTACATGCAGGGGCCAGCGGAGGGGAAGAGGGCGGCGTGCGTGTGGCACAGGAGAGCAGGAAAGGATCTATGCGCGATCAATTTGATTCAGACGAAGATTGTGGAGAGGGTGGGAACTTATTGGCACATGCTTCCAACTTATAAGCAGGGGAGGGCCATTGTGTGGAATGGTTTCACGAAGGACGGTAGGAAGTTCCTCGATCACTTTCACCCGAATTTAATAGTCGGGAAGCCGAATACCACGGAGATGCGGGTGGACTTCTTCAATAAATCGATCTATCAAGTTGTTGGTACGGACGATGTGAATTCGCTGGTTGGAACGAATCCAATAGGTGTGGTCTTTAGCGAGTATTCGTTACATGACCCTGCTGCCTGGGACTACATTCGTCCGATCCTCGCGGAGAATGGTGGGTGGGCATTGTTCATCTATACCGCGAGGGGGGAGAATCATGGATTTAGCCTCATGGAGATGGCGAGGGGGAATAAGCGGTGGTTCTCGGAAGTACTGGTCGCTGGTGATGAGGGGACGAAGAGGGAGGATGGGAAGCCGGTCCTATCGGATCAAGTCATCCAGGAAGAACGTCTTGCGGGAATGCCTGAGGCGATGATTCAACAGGAGTTTTATTGTTCTTTCAGTGCACCATTCGTTGGGGCATATTATGGCGACCAGATGATGCAGGCGAAGAAGGACAATCGAATTCATGATCGGATTCCATATGATCCGAGACTCCCAGTTGATACTTACTGGGACCTGGGCATCAATGACACGATGGTCGTATGGTTCATTCAACCACACAATTTCCAGTTCAGAGTGATCGATCACTACGAGTCGAATGGTGAAGGATTGGCGCACTACGCGAAGATGCTACGAGGACAGGTGACGAAGCATGAGAGGAAGGGGGAGTACTTGTATAGGAACCACTGGGCTCCGTGGGATATTGAGGTTAGGGAACTTGGTACTGGTAAGAGCCGGAAGGAGATCGCTGCCACGATGGGAATCAAGTTTCGAGTGGTGAAGCAGAATGATATATCAGATGGTATCGAGGCCGTACGTAATATCCTTTCCCAGTGCTTCTTCGACAATACTTATTGCCACCGTGGAATTGAGGCGTTGAGACAGTATCGCAAGGAATTTGATGAGAAGAACAAGTGCTTCAGTTCTCATCCCTTGCATGATTGGACGAGCAACCACGCTGATGCTTTCCGAACTTTCGCAATGGCCCAGAAGAACGTGAAAACCACTAACTGGCAGAAACGTCAGACCCACGCTCAAGATGAATACGCCTATATTTGACGAGATAAAGAAATTGTATGCTATACTCCCGCAACTCAATTTCGACGACGATCTTAGACATTGCCTCGAGCGAGGATACATTTTTTCTGGTCCCAATTATTTCATTATGGGAGAGAAAATCGAACTTGGTTGGCACGTTAACCTCGCCGTTGGAGAAGGGGCGATTCGCAAATTCGGTGAACTTATGCCACACTACCTCCCATTCATTGGCTGGAAGAGATCGTCTATTGGGAGATCTGCCACAATTTGGCACCACACAGAAACAGTATTCCGGAGACTTAACATGAAACTTACACCTGAACAGCAATTCGCAAGTTGTAGATTCACTGCAGCAAACATCCTCGCTCAATATAGAGCCCAAGCACCTACTGGTTTCGATCCGGTGGCGTTTGGTGGTGGGATGCCCGCTAAGCCAAAACCTCCGGCTCCTCCAACAGCTAATCAAGCCTCACAGTCCATATTGAACCAGGGAAAGAAGCGTAAACCAATGGGGTATCAGTCAACGATTCTAACTGGGGATAAGACTGGTTCTTCGCCTCAAGGAGTCTCAACAATACTTGGAGGTTAAATGCAAGATCCCTTAGTAATATATTGCTTGGAACGACATGGACGAATGGTTGGTCTACGTGGACCATTCAACACTGACTGGTATGACATACGCAATTACGTTCGACCCATTACGGTTGCCTTCAACCAGATCACCGGACAATTTCAATTGGTTCGTACTGAACTCATGTTCGATGGTACTGCTCCAAATGCCCTCGAGCAATTGGGATCGGCACTACATGCCTACCTCACGAATCCTGCTGAGCGGTGGTTTGAATTGCAGATCGAAGACAATCCAGACGTGATGAAGGACCCTGATGTCCTCAGATGGCTGGAATATGTTTCGGATGTTATTTATTCCTGTTATTCACGAGAAGGTGCGACATTCAATCTTGCGATCCATGAGTGTTTCCTGGATATTGGTTCGTTTGGAACATGTAACTTATATCAAGAGTGGAGTGATGAGAATCGAAATATCCTCTTCCAGGCAAAGCCACTACAACACTCCTATTTCCTGGAAAATTCCAAGGGGTTTGTTGACACGGTACACTTTGAGATAGATTGGTCGATGCGTCAAATTAAGCAGGAGTTTGGAGATGTTCTTCCTCCAAAGTTGATGCAACAGGCGAATGCGCCTCAACAAGATCGAACGTATCGGATCGTGCATTGCATTTACCCCCGAACTGATCAACTTCCTCGTGGTGTCCTTCCTCAACAGAAGCCGTATGCTTCTGTATGGATTTGTGAGACAACGGGTGAGGTATTGCGAGTATCTGGCTATGATACTTTGCCATATCACGTTGCTCGTTGGACGAAGTTGAGTGGAGAGATATACGGACGTTCACCAGCGAAGAAGTGTCTTCCCGATATTAAGATGTTGAATGCGATGGAGAAGACGATATTGAAGGCTGGTCAGAAGATCGTCGACCCACCACTGGTTCTTGCAAGTGAGGGGTTCATGCTCCCAATTAGGACTTCACCTGGAGCTCTCATCTTCAAGGAGGAGGAGGAGCGGAAGATTGAACCCCTCGTCACTGGAGCAAACCTTCCTTGGGCTGAGGATAAGGCGGAACAGAAACGTAAGTTCATTCAGGAGTGCTTTTACGCTGATTTAATTCGACGTGCTCAGAAGAAGGCGGAACAGACCGCATATGAAGTTCAGGATGAACGTGATGAGATGCTCCGACTCATGGCACCAATGATTGGACGAATCACGTGCGAATTACTTGGTCCAATGATCGCACGATCGTATTATTTACTTAGTCAACGTGGTTGGATTCCAGATGCTCCTGCGATCATCCAGGGAACTCGCCTCAAGTGCGGTTACATGGGCCCTGCAGCGAGGGCTCAACAGGGCCAGAAGGCGAACGCCATTTCTCGAGTCTTCCAAGACATGGTTCCATTCGCCCAGGTGAATCCAGACGTCATGGACGTATTTGATTTCGATAAGGTTGCTGAGGAGATCTGTAGAGCGCGTGGAACTCCTCGTGGAATACTCCGATCTCCGAAGGACATCGCTGCATTGCGAGAACAGAAACAGAAGATGCAAGCTGCTTCACAAGCTGCACAAATCGCTGAACCTGCGAGTAATGCCATTAAGAATTTGGCATCTGCTAATAAGGACGGTGGAATTCCTGCAATGCCTGGATTATGAGTCGAGCAACCCAAATTAAGAAGGCAATCGAGGAGAAACTCCTCATACATGGGATTTACCAGCGAGTATTCGATAATGAGGACGGTCGAGCGGTATTACGACACCTCATGAGGAATGGATTCGTGATGGACTCAACTTTTGTGCCGGGAGATCCGCACAAGACGGCACTGAATGAGGGCAGCCGTAGAATAGTGTTATCGATATTCCGATACGTTAATAAGACTCCTCGAGATGTTGCGATGGAAATCGAACAAGCATATAAGGAACAATAAAATGAGAATCCTATTAGAACCTGCAGTATTCGGAGGCGGCGGAGGGGGAGAACCCCTTGCCTTTAATCCAACAATCCACGCACCTGAAGAATTTCGGAGCGAACCTTCACTGGCCGCGATCAAGACGGTTCCTGATCTGGTGAAGAGTTACGTGAATGCGCAGAAGTTGATCGGTGCGAAACGAATTGCCCTCCCGAGTGAGAACGCTCTACCTTCTGAGTGGGAATCTTTCTACGCTCAAATCGGGCGCCCAGATGCTCCGGACAAGTACACTGTTCCGGAAATCAAGGACATGGACCCATCGTTGAAACCTGATGGTGATCGCCTCAAGGCGGTCCAGAAGGTGATGTTTGATTCTGGCCTCACTCCCAAACAAGCCAAGACCCTGATGGAGTATTACATGACATCGACTGATGGTCAGGTAAAAGCTGCTCGCACTGCTCAGGAGCAACAGGCTGCCACGGGAATCAATACCCTCAAGCAGGAGTGGGGTGACAAGTTCGATGTCAACGTGGATGTGGCGAAGTCAGTTCTCAAGAAATACGGGGGTGAGGAAATTGCCACTTATTTGGAACAATCTGGAATGG